GCCACCGCCATTCCCCCCAGAACCATTACCATTACCATTACCGCCATTGCCACCATTTCCGTTTCCTCCGTTACCATTACCGTTTTTCTTTTTGCCATTACCATCATCATCTTTATCATGACGTAAATATCCACCATAACCAATGCGATAACCCTTTGGAATTGGTTTACACTTTTTGTCAGTATTGCAATAATAGTATCCAGATTTACACTTTTTCATTCTTAGGATTCGATGCCTCCTTATTATTTAGAAATTGTTTTTTCAACATCTTTGATAATTCAGATGTTGAACCTACAAATAACGCATTATTTGTAACATTATTCGTAGTTTTTGAACTTTCCTCATCAACTTCTTTTACCTTTTTTTGAAGATCCATTAATTTATCAGTGCTATCTGCAACTGATTTAATTAACTGTCCTGCAACTTCATATGCTCTTGGACTTGCAGTTTCACCAGCAACCTCCATAATACCATTAATTGCTTCCTGTCCTTTTTCAATCAAAGAATATAGTTGTCCTCTAGTATAATCATAATCTTTTTCTATATCATTAGATTTACTTAGTTCATCTTTTTTTGATTTTATCGGTTGAATATCAACTTCAGTGGTTGTATTCAATGCTTTTTCAATACTATCGTAATTATCAGACATAATTAAATATCCTTCCCTTGTGTGGGACTATATGATTTAGCATCTGAAAATATAGATGTTGTTTCACTAAATCCAAAATCATCATCAGGACCTGCATCAACAGGATCTGGTGTAACAGTATATCTTTGAATACGTTTTGCTTTTTTAGTATTTGTATCAGGATAATAATCAACTTGAACTTTTTTGATAAGTCCTGATGATGATTCGGCAATAGGACCAAATAAATATGTTTTTGCTGTAAAATTTAAAGTGTATATTAGTGCTCTTCTTGTAGAAAAATCACCTTCATAATCATCTTGAAAATTAATACTATCTAACACAATGGGAATATCTCTTTTTTCTCCGATTGATTTAACTAAATCTACTGTTAAATTAAATGATGGTTGAAAATATGGTAAAATTTGTTCTACAATTTGAAGTGCGTCATCATTTAATTTTGTTAATATATTTAATTCAAACCCAATATTGTAAGGTACAGGCATGAAAACTTTTTTCATATTGTTTCCATCTGATGCTTTAAAAGTTTGAGTAACACCAGTTTTTCTTGTGGAATCATAGTTTACAGATGTCATTTCAAATGACATTCTTGGAAGTGTTATTTGAACTGGTTTATTTAAATCTGCTTGTTGTTCTAATCTTGCAAGAAATTTTTGAGAAGGTCCATATGCTAAAGGGACTTTTAATTCACTATATGTTTGCCCTCCAGAATCATCATGTCTGATAAAAATATCATTGAATAAAGTTCCAAAAGAAACAATTGTTTTTCTAATTATTTCGTGATAGTAATAAGTTCCTAACATTAGAATGTACCAAATGGATTATTTTCTGAGAAATCGATGATTGCATCTGCTTCCGTTTCAATTTCATCACTTTTATCATATTTATCAACAAACTCTGCTGACTCAACAAAATCAACAGTGTAACTAGCATTGGAAGTAAAACCAATCGCAACATCTCCTGAAACAAATGTACCATCTGTTGTTCCTAATTTAAGAGTATTTGTACTAACATTCCAAGTTTTAACTCTACCTTTCGCACCAGAAACAGAACCTGTAACTAGTTCATTAAACTTGTATGTTCCAATACCAGTAATTACTGGAGGAGGTGAAACTGTTGCTACACCTGTTGTTGAATCATATCCTATACCAGCATCTGATATTAATACTTGAGAAATGGTATTAGCAGCACTTACGAGAACTGTTCCTGTAGCAGTCCCTACTCCAGATGAAGGTGTTCCAAAGAATATTTCAGGTGCAGTTGGATATCCATCTCCAACATCAGATATAATCACCTGTCCCACACCAGATCCATTCGTGACTAAATTAGCAGTGGCAGCAGCACCAACACCAAACGTTGTAGAACCAATTCCAAGAATTGTAGATCCAGCACTAACAATAGTAACTGTGGGAGTAACAGTATATCCTGCACCAGAATTTGTTAATAATATTTCTTTGACTGAAAATACACCATTCACTGAAGTTGTTATTGCAACCGCAGTTGCATCAATTCCACCTGCAGGTGCAGATTGAATTGACACGGTTGGAACTTTCGTATAATCATATCCATCATTATTTAAAATAATATTTCTAACATAACCAGATGTTGTGGTAACTCCTAAAGTTGCAGTTGATCCTATAGAAATTAATTTTAATGATGTAATATAACCTTGATCTACTAAAGTATCATCAATTTCTTCTGTGACTCCACTAATTTGATCCCATCCACCAACTTCATCTTCAAGTTCAAATAGTTCACATCTAAGTTCATAAACGTAATTTTTACCTAGTTGATAAAAAGGTTGTTCATGCTCTACAAATTTTATCTCAAAAAGTCTTTGTCCTAAAGGGAAAAATATAAGATCACCCTCACTTGGTCTTGTTGCAATTTCTATTTCATCATCTGGTAATGCATCTAAAAATGGTGCAATAAAATCTTCAAATCTTTCTTTCGATATTGTTAAAATAACTTCATCCTTCAAACTCATACCAAATTTAGTCATCACATCACCAGCACCACCATACCCTTCATAAGTATTCACATATGCTTCAATTGAAAAATTATCAACAAAAGCAGAAGATTCTAATTCTGTAAAAATATTATCTTTTTTAACTATTCTTCGAGGTAAATATGCAACCTCAACACCATAAATTTGAAGATGTTCATTTATGAGACTTTGTATAAGTCTTTGTTCACTTTGTGATCCTTGAAGAAAAAAGGGATTTAATGCCATTATATGTTACCCTATAAAATCTAAAGGTGGTAATTCATATTCTTGAGACATTCTCTCTTTGATTGCATCTAACTCTCTTTGACCATCTTCATATATTTCTCTACCATTTAATTCAATTCCACCAGGAAGTTTAACACCTTTAAATTTAATTAAATTTTGTCCCCATTGACGTTTCATTAATGCTGTCAAATATTTTTTTACGAAATAATCATTATATACTTGAGTAAATGAATCAGGATCAAGTGCTCTAAGACAATCAAGAACTAAAAAAGTTCCTTCTCTTTCTGCAGCCCAATCAATATCCAAATATAATCTATCTTGTCGTTGATTAAATCTTATTTGTTTATCTGTAGATAATAAGAAATCTATATCTTCTAATCGAGTTTTGACCATACTATATTGTAATAATTCAACTGAATTGAAGTAATATAGATCATTTAAAAATAACTGATATTTGATACTAAACATACTTCCAGATATTGAACTAGTATCAAATTTAAATATTTTTTCAACTCCTATGACTGACTCTGGAACTTGTAAATAATTAGAATTTTCATACCAGTTAAAATTAGTACTAGCAATACCAACTCCATTTGAAGTTGTTGTAGTAGTTACGATTCCTACTCCTGCTGTTCCTGTTGCTTGTCCTCTATCAATATCGTCTTGAGTTAAAACATATTTTAAATACATTCTCTCAACACCATTATAATGTCTCTCATTAAATAATTGTAGAGTATCATCAACTAAATCATCTATCTGATCTTCATCAATATTAATTTCTAATACTGGGGCACCTAATTGCCTTAAACAATAATCTACTAATGTTTGTTTGCTATTTGGTTTTGCCATTAGAATCCACCTCCATCGATTAATTGGGCAGTTAAGGTTCCAAGTACAGTGACACCTATTCCAGTAGTTGCCATTTTTTCGTCACCATTGAAAAATAGTTTTACATCTTGATTAGCAGTGGCTTCAATATATGTCTCAGTACTATCCTCTCTTTGAAGTTTTAAAACATCACTACGAATTCTGAGATCACCACCAGTATTTTTTATAAAGGTATGAGTACCTCCATGCCAAATTTGGAAATCAGTATTATCTCCAAATACTAATCGAGTATTATCGAATAAAGTTAAATCACTTGTAGAGTAATTCCATCTTGCGTTAGTGTTCGCACCTTTGAAAACTACATTAGCATCATTGAATGTAGAAACACCAGTTACATTAATACCACGAGGGAATGCTGCAGCATCTGCATTAGGACCTTGAAAAGATGTTGCAGTAGCAATTCCATTTATAATTATACCATCATTGGTAGTAACAAATTTTTCAGCATCATTGAAGTAAAGTCTTACACCTTCATCATCTTGAAATACTGCTGAAGTTTTTCCAGATTTTGCTTGAATAATAATATTTCCACCATCATCATTATCTACATTATTTCGAATGAATAAAGGTCCTGTATTATTATCAATGAATGATCCCGTTCCATTATGATATAATTCAAGATCATTCTCATCACCAAACAGAAGTTTGTCATTATCACCAAACAATGCTGAAGATGCAAAACTTACATTACTCGAAAAAGTTGAAAGACCAGCTACGAATAATGATGATACTGTTCCAAGAGTTGATATTCCAGTAACTTTTAAATGTTGACTGGTTGTTACTCCTGAAACACCCAAAGATGCAATCGTACCAATACCAGTTACATCTAAATTTCTTGCTGTAATTTCATCAAGATTTATATCACCACCAACAGTAAGATTCCCATCAAAAAATACATCACTTTTTGCAGTAATAATTCCTACAAATGTAGAAATACCAGAAACATGTAATTGAGTAACAGAAGCTATGCCACCAATTACATTTCTAGCTTGTTCAGCTAAAAGTGTTCCTCCAGCTTGACTAGAAAGAACTTTAATTGCATTTGTCTGACCAACTCTTACTTTGATTGATGACATTACCTCGTTACCCCCTCCCTTACAAGGGCTGCGCCTTCCACAACTCTCGTTTTATCACCAGCACCATCAGTTAACACAATATCATAAACATATCTACCAGGTTTTATATTACTTGCTAGAGATTGTGATGGTGTAAGTGAAATTTGTATTCTACCTTGACTCGCATTAACTTTATTTGTAGCAAAATCTATTTTTTTTGTACTACCAGCATGTTTTCTAAGTTGAGCTGTTATGGTAAATTCTGAAACATTCAAAGGACCAGAATCATCACTTTGTGTTAAAGTGAATTCTTGAGCAAATGTGGCTCCTGCGTTGATTACAATGTTAGAAACAAATACAGCTGCCATTTATATACTTTAATAATTTCTTTTACTATTTAGGACTTGTTAAGGTTATTGACTAAAAGTGCTAAAGATTCTTTGATTTCATCAATATCTTTTCTCAAATTTTCAAGTTCTCTATCCTTTCTTTCTCTATGTTTTAGAGATTTTAGATATTGATCGTATGCTTGATCATCACAATTTACAATCGCTCCTGTATTTTCATCACGAAAAAGATCTGAATGTCCTTCTACTTTTATCATCTTACAGCAACACTCCTAAGTTCTCTAATTATAGGAACTTTTGCTTGACTTGTACTTCTCATTACTATTTTAATAGTATAACCTATAAATAAATCTAAATTATCTGCAGTATACTGATATTCTGAGAATTGACTATCTACACTAGGATTTACTATTGAGTCTGGTCTACCATCATTTTTCGTAGGATCAATAACAGTTTCTCCAAACCCATCACCATTAAGATCAGTTAAATTTTTAAATCCAGGAAATAGTTCAAATTCTTGTTGTATTTCATCAGAGTCTGATCTTATTAACCTATAAAGAACTCTAACATCTGCTTCAGCAGGTCTAAAAACTGACAGTAATACTTTAAGAGAATCAGCAGGATTTTTTAATCTGATGGTATTTGATATATACACTGCTGCGTGTGGATCATTTAACAAACTATTTACTCTATTGTCGGATGAATAATTTTCAATTCCTATGGGACTGTTTATTCTATTAGATATAAATTCAGTTTTGGATTCTGAAAGATATACTATCGGAGATATGTAATTATTATTTGAAGCAAAATTCAAAAGTGTTGTAAATGATTTATTTCGAGGGATGTTAGATAAATATTGATTTTCATTTATTTTTGATGCAACAATTGCAACACTATCTAATGAATTTACAGTATTAAGTTGAATATTTTCAAAACCTCTATCATCGAAAGAATTTTCAATTCCATCAACACTTGTTCCAGTTACAGTTCTAATGCTTCCTGTTAAACTTGTTGTAGATCCATCCACTCCACTTGGTGTTATTGATGTATATCTTGGAACTATTGAAGAATATAAAATATTTTTAGTTCCTCTTACAGAATTACCACCAATAGCAGGAGGTGATTCAAAAGAATCGACATTAAATGATAACTCTGGTTTATCACCGTTAACACTATCAATTGATCTATTTTCTCCATTTGATGTACGATCAAAACTTAAATGATATTCATCTAATCCAAAATTATCTAATACATTACTTGATACTTCTATTCTTCTTAAAGAAACACCAGATAATTCATATTTTTCAACCACTGTTCCCTCTCTATGAGAAACTGGAATTGTTCCATCAACTCCACGAATACTACCAGCATCTGATGCTATTGTTAAGACTCCACCAGAAGTATCTCTATATCCAATAATTTCAGCACCAATTTTAACATATCCAATATAACCTGTTGTTGGGTTAACATCAATTCCTTCAAATTTTTGGAATTGTGCTGTAGATGCCACACTAATAGTTCCAGTTTCATCTTTAGATAAAACTGCAGATAGAGTAGTAGGAGCAGTGTTTGATGTTATATTAGATAGTTTAACTAAATTACTACTGGAATACATTCCATGATTAAAGTGTCTGACATTTAACACATTTCCAGAATTTAAACCAGTTTCATCTATGTTAACTGTACCCTCTCTTAGATTACCTACATTATTAGTAATAGATGTTGAGTGTATTGTACCATCATCCTTAAAGTAACTAACACCTAAACCTGCATTTGCAGCAGCAGTCCATGATGTATCTACTTTTCCTTGAATATTAGTTAGGTATAGAGTATCAATTTCATTTCCATTTGTGGTAATAGTAATTTCTGCACCCGTTCCTGATCCACCATTTAAAGAAGATGTGACTATTCCAACAACATCACCTGTTGCATATCCTCTACCTGTAGTGTTAGTTGTGGTTGTAACTCCAGTAATAACACCATCAGTACTACTAATATCTAATTTTAATCCAGATCCAGATCCAATAATATTAAATGTATCTACAGTAGCTCCAGATATATTTCCTCCTCCAGATGCAAGATAATTAGTTCCTGATTGTGCAATACTGACGTTTCCTGCTGCAGCACCAGTTGAATTTATTACAGCAGTGCTCGTATCATATGCTCCACATATTTTTCTACCTGGTTTAAGAAAATCTTCTAGTTTATTAAATCCTGTGGAACTTGCATAAGTATTAATTCCAATTGAACCTGTTTTTGGTAAAGTTGTAATCGGATTATTTCTTAATTTTGAAACATATCCATTACTTTCATTTAAATCTGGATTGGTAAGGTATGCAGTTCCATTAGTTTCAGTAAAATTAGCTCTATGGAGAACAAAGGTTAAATCTTTTGTTTGATCTTCAGTCCATAATCCACCATTTTGAGACATAAAGAATGATCCAGCACCATATTGTCTAGAATATCTTGTTGTTTCTCCAGTTGAACCAGGAATTGATTGAGGGTTAACTGCTACTTCTCCATGTTTACCAAACCAAACTGTATAACTAATACTCTTAGGTGCAATTAATACAAAAGCATAAGATTTTCCTGGTGCCAAATATATTGGTTCTGGGAAAGTAAATTTAGTTCCTACACTTGCAGATACGGGATCAAATTGAATATTTTGTACTCTTTGCCCATTTTCATCTACACTAAATGGGTATAATGTTTTGCTTCTACCTAAAATTACTCTAGATGGTCTAGCATCACCTGTTGTAGTTCTTATTTCACAAGTAATTGATGCATTTGTATCTTGTTCAATTGAAGCAAAAAATACTTCTACTGAAGTTATGAATAATCCATTTAAATCTTCGTTAGCTTGAGCAGCGGATGGAGCATAAACATTTCCCCCAACGACAAATGTTTGTGCTACAGGATCACCATGCTCATCTATTTCTCGTTCAATAAAAACTTCTTGGATGATTGTCCTAATCTCAGGAGTTTCTGAAACTATCGATAAATCTGCTGTAAGAGACGCATCAACATTAAAGGTGTTTTCAGTTATAGTTCCTGTTAATGTTTCTTGGAAGAGTTCTGTGGTTCCTCTGGTGTTATATGTTGTCTCAGTAAATATAACATTTGGATCAGTTGCTGGTGGAACCTGTCTATTTTCAGCAGAAGTTGTAATTCTAATAGTTTTTTTACCAGTATTAATTTTTATTGGAGGTGCTGGAATTCTGTTTGGATCTCTAATAAAGAATGTTCCAATAATATCACCATATTCATCAGTTATTAATTTATTATTATTAAAATCTTTTGCAAATGCTTCTGCACCACTGGTTTGACCTATTAATTTAGTATTTGGGACTATGTATCCAGAATAAATACCCTGAGCTTCTTCTGATAGAGCTCGAGTATCTATATTTAAAATAGTTGATGATTGACTGTAAAAAGATGCATTCGAAATATCTAAATTGGTATATGGATCTACTCCATAAAATTCTGTTGGATTATTAAATGGTCCGTCTTTATGGTTTGGTGCACATAATCTGAAATTAATAATTTCAGTGCCATCTGGTGCGTAACCTATAACTGTTTCTCCAACAGAAAATTCTCCATTTGATCCAAAATCAGTTCCATTAAAAGTTTTTGTAATTGCAAGTAATTTTGGAGTTACATCTTCTATTTTTTGACCATCTATGAATAGATAAACTTTTGTTTTTGCAGGAAATAATTGAGATCTAAATTCAGTATTTCTAGATCTCATAAAATCATCATCTGACGATGATTGTAATCTATTTTGAATTACAGTATCTGTATTAGTAAAACTGAAAGATGTGCTATCATTAGCAGAAAGAATGGTATTTGTGATGTTTCCATCTCTGTTTTTATTACTTCTTAAATCAATATTTTGTCTTCCAGTATTAAAATCTAAGCTTAGATTTTCTGTTGTAGTTCCTGTTTGTCTTATATCATTAATAGTATCCAAATATTCAGTATTAGTCCATATATCCTCAAGAGGATTTAAAGTAATTTTACCAACTATTGCAGGAAGTTCATATGGATTGACATTTACTATTCCCTCTATAGTAGCATAATATTGTCCAAACCAAACTTCTTCATCATATTTTAAAGTGATTGCGTCACCTGTTTTTTGAATTTTAGTATCAAATAATTCAAAATTATCTTGAAAATCTAATTCTGAACTAATTAGAGAATTTTTGGGTAATATTTGTTGAGTTAAAGTATCTCTTGATCTTAATGGTACCATATGTCCTCTACGTCTATCAATATTAATAGAAGATAATCCATTTATCAATCTGTAATTTCTAAAAGGATCTACAAAAAATCCAGTTTTAAATCTATTTCTACCCTGTGCATCTTGTATTTGTAAAGATTGCACATTGTTTTCTAAAAGAGATAATGTAGTTACTTCCTCTAAATTAGTAAGTCGATTTGCAATGTTACCAATGTCTCTCATTGTAAATCTCTTATTATCAATCATTGTGATCTTTGCATCTTGAGAATTATAAAGATATGCTGGAAGAGATATAGTTGCAATTTGAAGAGCATCTTCATTTCTCTCTGGTGCTTTTGGATTTATCGATGATAATCCTTTTTCGTATACAAAATTACCAAATCTGTTTAAATATAATTTATCAATTCTAGGAAGATAAAATTCATATCCTATAGTTGAAGATTCATTTGGAATTAAATATTGTTTTATAGAATCAATTAAATTTCCAATATTACTATTTCCAGTTCTACTAGCAAAAGAAAATGGAGAAAATTTATTATTAATTGTATCATCAGCATTGTAAATAGGAACTCTAGGTCTAAAATCAATAGTATCAGTTGCTCTAACTAAAGATGATCCGATATTAGGAATATCAAATTGAAATCTATCACTATCATAACTTAAAGCAGTAAATGCATCTCCAGAATCATCAGAAGGAACAGAATAATGATCAAAAACAATTAGTAATCTCCCATTTGGTTCTGAAATTCCTCTATTTCTAATTAATTTTGAATAGTCATAATATTGATCTTTTTGTCCTTTATCTAAAGTAAATGAATTTGTTATATCACGATATAATCCACCTGTTATACTTTCTAAATTGGTTTTTATGTTTGAGTCTTGAAAATGAACAACCTCTCCCTCAGTAAATTTAGAATCAGTCAAATACACGATTGATAAAGAATTAACATTTGAAGTTGATTTACCAACTATTCTAGCTGCTGCTCTACTATCAGAACCAACTATATCCTCTCCAATGATGGCATTTATTTGAACAACAGCAGTGCTATTAAATTTAAATTCATCAAAAGATGGTCTTTGAGAATCTACAGATTCATAAACTGCTAAAAATTTAACAACATCAGGATGATTTAATGAAATTTCTTCATCTTGAACTCTTAAACCATATCTTTTGTCGAAAGTAAGACCATCAGGTACTGTAGATGCACCAATTCCAATAGCTGTTTGACCAGATCTTTCATATTTTGAAAAAGTAACATCTAAAAGTTGACTTCTGTTATAACTTTTTGTTTTACTTTTAATATTATTTTTCTTAATTGAAGTACTAACAACAGCATTTGTAGTATTCATAAATCTACTTAAAATTATTTGTGAACCATCTCCACTAATTGTAAATTTATCTTCAGGTAATCGTCCAATATTACCATTACTTCGAAATATAGAATATCTTTCTTCATCATAAGGTTCGAATGAAGCATTATCTATTTCGGGATACAATGCTTTAACATCGTTTATGGTAATAGTTGCTGCATTACTAGAAAAGGTTACACCTGTTATTTGTTTAGTAATTCTTAAATCCGATCTTGATAAATCGACTGTTGATACATTGTTATTAGCTAATCTTGAATATAATAAACCGTTTCCTCTTATCGTAGGATCTCCAATAAATGCTTGAACTTGTATATCAGTTGAAGGTAGTGTATTACTAAAAACGTTTGTTACATTTCCATTTACTGGTCCAATAATTAAACTTGTTCCACCAGCACCAACGGATAAAATTTTACTGAATGTTTCTGTATTCTCTCCTGGTTGCTGATATCTTAAAGTTATACCTCTACCTAATCCTGCTTCAAACTTAGCATTTGCTGCAGTAACTGTAGATGTACCATTAGCAACACCAGTAATATTTACAACACTAATTCCATTTGGAATTCTGTAAAAATCTTGAACAGTGTTTGCTGTAAATTGAGGATATCCTGAAATTGGTTGTTGTTTGACAGATTTTATTAAATGAGAATCAAAAACAGTAGCAATACCAATTGATAATGGAACATCAACACCATTAACTTGTAATTGTTCACCTTTTGCAAAATTTCCTGTTGTTTGGTTTAAATCAATTCTTTTTCCAACACCAACACCAACACTAAATCCACTCGCACCACTATTTTTTCCTTTTACAAATGAACCTTCAGGAATATCTGTTCCAGTTATTGTCTTATTCAGAGTTAACGCAGTATTTGTTTGTATATCAAAAAGACGCAATTCCCATGTAGTAGAATCATCTTCATAAACTTGATTTTTTAGATTATAACTATATGCTCTCGCACTACCTATATTATCACCAGTTTGACCAAAATCTGAGTATAATTCTATAACTTCACCTTGTTTTGGAATACCATTAGCAGTATTTACATCCAATATGTTTCCCATAACAAATGGAACACTTGAAATACTATTAATACCAACTTCTCTTGGTTTTTCAATATCAATTATAGTTGATCCACCTGGTTGAATATCATACCCTTGAACATATGCTTTTCCATCTGTTATTTTCAAACACATTAAATCGTCTGATGGTGTTTGTAGTTGATCTGTTTTTTCATCAATGTTAAATAATCCACCATTTCCTAAATTATCATTTAATGAATTATGAACTGATAATAAAAAAGGTTGTGAAATATAATGTCCAGACTCATCAAAAGTTCTCTCCGCAAGATAATCTCTTATTACATTAAAATCTGACTTAGAATTAATTACTTTTATTTTTCCTTCTTTCAATCTTAAAAGTTCAACAAAATCAGTATCATCTTGATCTTCAATTGATTTTTTAATTAAAGTTAAATTAATTTTAAATCTATCGGCACCTGGTGCAGCAAAATTACTGAAACCTTTTGCATTGTCATACAAACTTTCATCTTGCTTTGCACTTACTAATATTTCATCAATTTTTAAACCAACTCTGTATGATGGTGTATTTGTGTAATAATCTAAAACTATATTTTGAGCTTTAACAGTTACAAAATATCCTCTAGTAAAATAAACACCTTCTGTGATAAATGCAGCAGATCCAAGAGAAGTTGCATCTGTAGAAATTAATGATGCAAATGGTGTGTTTGCATTTATTGTTGTATTACCATAAGTTACATTTTCAGAACAAATTAATCTTTCACCATCTATAAAAGTGCTTAACTCATTATTACTATCACCACTTGTATATGTTACATAAATTGTTGGAACCTCAACATCATCAGTTGTAGGTAATGCTATGTATTTTATAATTCCCTCTACTCTAGAATCTGCTCCAGTTATTTTTTTACCCAAATAATTTTGAATATAAATTGATATATCTATTCCATAATTAACTTCATTAATTTTAACGGCAGCAAACTGATTATCAAAATAAATCTTACCTCCTATTACTTGAGAACCCTCTTTAAAAATATTTTCACCAAAATTTTGTAATTGATTTTGTAAAATAGATTGAGAGGAAGTTAATTCTCTAGCTTGAACTGGAAATCCTGGTTTAAATAATACTTTGTAATAATTATTTTTAGGATCAAAGTCATCATAATATGGACTTATATTTAAATTTGTTTTTTGTGCCATTGTTTTTTAGAATTCCAGAATAATTTTTACATCCTCTTTTTGTCTTAAATCACGTAAGACTGTTTTACGATTATCAATGTAGATTATATCACCCGTCTTTGTATTTATCTCAGGATTTGCTAACCCTCCTTCAAATCTAACACCAAGGTTAATATTTTTATTATTAACCGAAGTTGAAAATCCTTCAAAGTTTTGATTAACACTAACTGTTCCAAAGTTAGTTGATGGTGATTTTATCTGATCATCATTAGAAAATTTTATAACATTTGATATTGTGCTAACGTTATTAGAATCTGTGTGATCATTTGCATTTGGAAAATATAAAGATTTATCTTGAAAATATTTTAAAACTTTAGTTTCTCTATCAAATGATGCGATGTATCCTTTAGCATTTGTATTGTCTTGTATTATTGGAATACCTATTACTTCAGGTGTATTTGATATTTCCGATAATGGCGTATCAGTCAA